TAACCGTCAGGGTGTTGGTCGTGTCAGGGTTCAGGTAAAGCATCTGCTTGTAAATGTGCGATGCCCCCGAATTTCACAATTTGCGCCCAATCTGCCTGTATAGTTCGGCCCGCTTCTTGGCGGTTTCAGCCACGTTGAACTGCTTTTTGATGTCCCTCGTTAGGTTGTCAGCCAAGCCTTTCCGCAGGTCGGGGTCAAGGATTAACTGCTTGATGTACTTGTACCAGTCCTTGGGTTTGTTGTAGGGAACGAGAAACCCGTTCTCTCCGTGCTTGATTACGTCCGTGTAGGGGATGGTTTCGGATGCGATGATTGCTTTGTTCATCCAGCCCGCCTCGACCACCTTCAACTCGGACTTGAGTTTGTTAAACTTGGTATCTCGCAAAGGTGCAAGGGTTACGTTCACGAAGTTGTATCCACCCACGTACGAGTAGATGTCAGCAGCCTGAATGCGTCCGTAGTTCGGGTTGTTGCCTTGGTCGCTGATGATTTTCTCGTAGCCTTCGTAAACAGGGTTGTTGTCGTTCCACCCTCCGAGATAGAGGCGGTACTTGCCGTCAAGATTTGCGTCCCAGCGTAGTTTCTGCATCCCCTCACGGAGCAGTTCCATGTCCTCGCCATGCTGCGCACCACCGAACCAACCGAACTTGACGAGGTGCTTGTCGGGTTCTTCGTCAGGATTCGGGATGAATTGTTGGTAGGCTTCGTATGGCTCGTTTTGCAGAATGCTCACATTCGCATTTAGAGGCCGTATGCGGGCAGCAAGATGCTCGGTGGTACAGGTAACCCAATCGGCCAATTTTATGTGCTTACGGATGACCTCTGCGAGTTTGGTTTGGTGGTAGTGGCGGTACATGATGTGGCCGCTCTCAAGGACCCAGTAATCGTCCAAGTCAAGGATGACTTTCGCCCCGAATTGGGTCAGGGCTTTGTAAACGTTTTCCACCTGCTCCATGGTTCCCTGACACCAAAGCCGGCTGAACAGGAACAGGTCTATTGAACGAAGCCCCTCGTCGCTGATGGTCGTGATATTCTCGACGCACACATAATCGAACTCCGGGTAGTTGTCGCCCAAATATGCGTTCGGCATTTCGAGGCGGTAGTAACTGCACCCGGTTGGATGGGCGTTGTAAACAATGCAAATCTTCATGGGGTAAAAATAAGAAGGGCAGCCATTGCTGACTGCCCCTCTCAAACCTCAGATGATGAAAACCTAAGTCAAAGATACTACGAACCGAGTATCTGTGCAGTCGATGGTGAAAAGACTGTGGATGCAATCGAGAACATCGGGTCGGGTTCCATTCCGGTCAAAGTCAATTCGTATCCGCTGCGGTCCCCGAAGGCAGTACCAGTTCCAGCGGTTCCAGCGGTTGCTTCCAAGCCGTTGGCAGAGCCTAACAACCAGTAGCGGTTGTTGTTGTCTTGGACGATGACGATAACACGGTTGCGTACCAGCAAGCGGAGTTCGTTGCGGACTGCGACTTGCAGTTTGTTGATCGTGAATGTTACTTCGGGGGTGTAATAAACCGAGCCGTTCTCGATGCTCGCATTCAAGGTTTCAGTCAAAGAGGACGTAGCCTTGGTCAAGTCATACTCGAAGAACCCACCCGAAGCGTACCCAGTGAAGCCTGTAACCGCACCCGAAAGGTTGGCATTGCAGGACCCCGTTGGGATGAAGGATTGGACATAAATTGTTTTGATTCCACCTACGGAATCACGGCAGCCAAGGGCGTAGCCAGTTGTTAAGGAGCAGGACATATGTGTGTTTTGGTTTTAAGTTTCAAGAGAACAAAAAAGCGAGGGGAGGTTTCCCTCCCCCCTACACATTAGGTCAAGCGGAAGTCTACAACCAAGTCTGGCCACGCTATTTGCACACCTGCTTTGAAGGCTGCGATACTTCGGATTTCGTCGTTTTCGCGCGCATAAAAGATGGAAAACTGCTCTTCGTCGGACAGCAAATCGGTCGCGTAAACGAAGTTTCCGAGGTACGAAGAAACGATGCGGTTAGTTCCAGTCAAGCCGGGGACTGCAATGACACGGACGTTTGTGCCGGGATACATGATGTCGCCATCCGCAAGTCCAGCCAAGTCAACTTGGTTGTACATGACGTTAGCGGTTGATTTGAATGCACCAATCAACGTACGGAAGTTGTCCCAACCGCAGAAGATTACGAGGTCAGTTTTGGTCAGAATGGCCTGTGGGATTTGGTTGTAGATGCCGTCAAAGATGGCGATTGCGTTGCCTGTGGTGATACCAACGGACGCAGAAACCGCTCCTGTGTTACCGCTGATGGTAGAACCTGATGCAGCGTTCAATAACTGGTTAACGCCTGAAAAGTAAGCGTTGCCCTTCCAAATTGCGTTCTCCAACGCTTCTGCGATACGGAGAACCTTCTGCTCGGCAAACGCCTGCTCGAAAGGAACGCCATCGTACATTGAGCCAGCAGTCAACTGGGTCTGCATCCAGTACTGCTCCAAAGAGCGAGGACACAAAGTTTCCATGACCTTCATACGGCCAACGGTTACGACACGCTGACTGAATGTGGTAGTGCCTGAACTTGTGTAACCGCAAGCATCACCGCTTTGAATCAAAGCATCGGTGTCCATGAGGTTCAACGCAGCAGCGAACTTAACACCAACTTGCTTGGTGAACAGGGCTGCTGAACGAGCGGAGAATACCGCTTTGGTGATGAGAGGAAGCCTCTCTTGGTCGGTGTAGGTGGCTAGATTGCCAAAATTGTAAGCCATTTTATTGGGGGTTTAGGGGTTTAGTTTTTTTTGAGTGATTGGAGTGCTTGTGCGAGTGCGTTGAAGTTCTGCGATGCTTGAGCCTTGCGTTGCTCAACGATTGCTGAACCGCTCGCTTTTGGGGCTTCGGCTGGGAGTTCGGAAACCTTCTCGACGATATCGGCCATGGTTTCAACTTGGCTTGCGAAGGCAGACATTTTCTCCTTCATCTTTCCCATCTCGGCATAGGCTGCCTTGAGTTCTTCCATAATGCCAGCGAGGTGCTTGGCAACGATGGCCTCAACAACTTCTGGGGTCATGGCAGGATAAGCGTCTTTGATTTCTTCGGTTACCTCAACGGCAACTTCGGGGGTGATTTCAGCAGCAACAGGCAAGGCTTCGATTTCGGGGGTTGCTACTTCGGCAGCAATGACCTCAACGATCTTGCCTCCTTCGGTCTTGATTGTGCCAACGCCTTCGACAACGTGCTCGCCATCGGGGGCAGGGAGAGTGCCGTCCTCGGCAACGACGTAAACGGCAGTCCCGGCAACGAGGTCGCCATCAACACGGACAACCGTGCCATCGGTCAACTTGTAGTCAGCGAAGGACTGCTTTTGGGTGCTGAATTTGCGGAGTTCCGTCCGCAGGGATTCGATTGCGTTTTTGAGATTCATAGTTAGTGGGATTTGTAGGTGGGGGTTAATTGTTGCAAAAAAGCGGTTAATTCGTCAGCGAGGCCAGCGAGTGCGACCTCAAGTTCGGATTCGGTCTTGTCCATCCCGAACAGGCCCTCAACGGAGAACCCCCGGAAGAGGTTGCGGTTGTCCCACACTTCGTCGTTCTCAACCTTGAAGGACCCGAACCAAGAACCATCGGGCGTGTCCTCGTAGCCCTTGGGTGGCATGATACCACGCTCGGAGTCGGTGATGTAGGACTCGAACATGAACACACCATCCAGTTCAGCGTTGTGGTAGGCGTTGACGTTGTGCTGGTTGCCTTGCTTGAAATACTTTTGGACTATCTTGCGGATGGTTGCCTTGTCAAAAACAACGTAGTACTCGCCATAGGTTTCGTCCTTTCGAAAGATGGGAGTGTCTGCAAGCATTAGCGGCCCGGTAAGCACTCTCCGTTCGCCTGTTTCGGTGAACTTCTGCTTGGCCTTGCTGAATGCTTGGAATGGCCGTTCGATTGCCGGCATATCGGTCAGGGCCACGAATTGGACCCCTTCATCCACCTCGTCCACGGTCATTCGGTATATGGGTAGTTCCATAGTGGTAAATGTGTTTAGGCTCCAAGAGTTGCAAATTCCTCCAACCTCCGAACCCTGCGAGTGCTTTGGGTGATGTCCCTCTCCACGACATAGGCTCGCATTGGTGATGAGCCTTGGCCTTGGCCTGCCGAGAGTTCGCCCGTGCCGAGGTTGGTCGTTTGTGGGTTCGCAAAGATGGGCGGTGGTGCTGCGCTTGCTCCTGCACCCGTTACGTCTGCACCGGGAGAACCTGCACCTGCACCGCCTTGGAATTGTTGGGCCTTAATCTTGGCGACGTTTGCAAGACCAGCAGCAAGGGCAAGACCTGCTTCCACGAACCTTTGTCCGGGGAATACTGATTCACTCGGCTTCAAAGCGAGTGCCGAACTGACGGCAAGGTAGGTGTTCACAATGGCTTGGGCTATGGATGCAGCCTTGGCGACATTGAAGGCCCGCTTTTGTGCTGCTTCGCTCTTTCCAGCCGATGCGATGATGATGTCGTTGATGACCGCAAAGGACTGACCGACGTATTTCTCACGCAATCCAGCAAGGTCCTCTTCACGCTGGGCTTGACCCATCTTGGACTTTGCGTCAGCCGTGTCCACCTGCATTCGCCTTTGTGCTTCGGCTTGCATGGCTTTGATTTGCAGTTGCTCCTGTTGGTTTAACCTATCCAACTCCATTTCGTAGAGTTGCAGGTTCAGGTCCTCCACGAACTTGATGATGGCGTTGTTTTCCTCTCTCAATCGCTCCAAACGCTTTTGGGTGGCTTCTGCTTCCTTGCGTTGGCGTTCTTTGACTTGTGCCTCCCTCTTTTGGTCTGCTGCGATTTGAGCGTTTGTATGGGCTTCGTATGCATCCCGGTAATTGGATAGGGCTGCTTCTTCACGCAACAACGCCTGCTCCCTTGCTTTCGCTGCGATGGCCGGGTCGGGTAGGTTCAGGAACCTGCGGACGGCTGCGGTGAGTTCGTCCCACTTGGCTATCAAAAGTCCAACGGCTGCGATGGCCGCACCAATACCCGTAGCAAGTAGGGCGATTCTAAACGCCTTCATTGCCCCGGTACTTGCCCCGACTGCGGTTGCGTAGAGTGCCTGTGCTGCTGCCTGCCCTTGGGTGATTAGGATGGAGTCTTTGTTTAGCAGGTTGGCGACCTGTTGCACTCCAGTAGCGAGAGCCATCGCCCCTTGGACCTTGAGTAACGATTTCTGCAAGTCCTCGTTCTCGGAGCCGAACAATGCTGCTGCACCTTGGGCGATTTGGAACCCTGCCGTTATCCCCTGCACCGCTGAAACAACGGTGTCAATCCTTACGGTGTCGCTTGCAAGGGTCTTGATTCGCTGCGAGGTGTCCCCGATTTGGTCTT